CATGATAACACCAGAGTTTACATAAACCAATATTCAGATCTTGCTGATTCATTTGACATAGGTGAGTTTACTGCTACAATATCAGGCACTAATGTAACTGTATCATTTGTTCCATTCAATCCATCATTCACATATGATGTAACCTTTTATAAAGAGGGTATTCCAAATAGTGTTAGCACAGGAACTACAGCTTATGCTCATATAGAAAAAACAGGAATATGTTCTGTATTCAATCCATCAGGTTCACCATCAACAGTTGTATTTTTTGAAGTTGATACAACTAAATTCAGAAGTGGTGATGTATTAGTTGTTCATAATGGAACTGATAAAAAAGAGATAGAAGAATATAGTTTCCTAACTGATGGCACAGATGTTGAATTTGTAGATTTCAATAACGTTGCAACTGGAGCAACAATAGGAAGTTTCCAAATAGGAATGTCAGGAACTAAACTTCAATATAAGTATACTCCTCTAGCAGGTATAGGTGTGACAATCCAAGCGTTGTCAACACTTGTGGGTATAGCGACAACTGTTGCATCAGTTTCAAGTGACATAATGGAAATTCATATTGGTGATACTGAATTGAATGCAACAAAGGTTGAGATTGGTGCTGCTTCTAGTCCGACTGAGAAAGCGATTGCAACCAAATCATTTAGTAATTACACATCAATGAGATATCTTGTAGAAATTGAAAACGTTACTGACTCTACTCGATCCGTATTCAAAATAGCTGCTAACTCATTTGGCGGTAATGCTAACTTCAACAAGTATGGTAATCTTTCAACTGCTACAAATGAGAAGCGTGACATTCGTAATACAAATATAATTTTATCTGGTGGAAATGTGATCATGGAATTTTTACCATTACCAAATAAATCCTACATTACAAGAACATACGAAATCAGAGTTGATAAACCTGATAATGTTCCAACTGACACACTTATAGAACTCTAAATATTCTTATGTCATTTACGTTATCATCGGTAAATAAACAGTTCAACTCTGAGTCAGAAAGTTTTCAACAAACGTTCAAACTGACTCATAGAAAAGCGTCGATTTTTAAAAAAGAATTTGATGGTGCAAGCACTTCTGCGGTGATTACGTCTTCCAATACCTTTGTAATCCCAAATCATTTTTTTGTAACTGGTGAAGAGTTGACATATGATGCGACTAATGGTGAAGCTATTGGAATTCAACATGGAGTGAATGGTGTTGGTGCTGCAACTACAATCCCAATAACAGTTTTTGCAATTAAAAAGAGTGAGAATGAATTACAAATAGCATCATCACAAGCAAACGCAAAAGCAGGTAGTGCGATTGGAATCACTACGGTAGGGGTTGGTGCGACTCATTCCTTCAGTGTGCAGAAAAAACTCACAAAGTCAATAATAGCATTAGATAATATGATTCAGTCTCCACTTTATACAAGAGTGGGTGCTGCAACAACAGTAATTCAAGTACAAAATAGAGAAGCAATTGTGGGTGACGCTTCGTTTTTAAAATCTTATGATATTATACAAATAAATGATGAAATAATGAGGATCCAAGTTGTAGGATTCAATGGTATTGCAAATAATCTATTAGTTGATCGTGCATGGATGGGCACGGAAAAAGGTGTACATGCAGCAAATGATGCGGTGCAATTAAAACTTGGTGATTATAATATCATAGGAGATAAAATAACATTCAAAGATGTACCCTTTGGTGGTAATAGACAAACTGTGGGTGTGTCTTCAGAAAATTTCAATTTAACTGATAGCACTTTTTTCGCCCTTTCAGAGATACTTCCAACTGGAACAAAAGTAAAGATAAGATCACTAAACCCACCATCACCACTTACTGCAAATAAAGATTTCTTCATAATTCAGAACGCACCTAACACATTCAAATTTGCAGAAACAAAGAGTGAGGCACTTGTCGGCATTGCTCTTACGATTACAAATCCAGGTATCGGAACTCATCAGTTGATATTAGCTGACAATCCACCAGGTTCTTCATTTCAAGGTAGGGCATTTATAAGATCAGACTACTCAGGCAACGTTGTATTTGATGATATATCAGAACAATTCACAGGTATTGGAAAAACATTCACCATGAAAACTGGTGGATCAAACACAATTGGTGTTACAAGTGATTTTGGTGCTATATTAGTCAATAATATATTCCAAAAACCAGAAACTGATTATGAGTTTATAAGTAGTCCAAGTCCTGGCATTACATCTATAAGGTTTACTGGTAATGCTAATCAAGATTTTGTTGCAGAAACTTACAGTAATAGTGATGTCAATGCAAATAAATTACCAAGAAAGGGTATAATAGTATCAATTGGAAATACACAAGGATTTGGATATCAATTCCAACAAGCAGGTCTGGGTACAGCAGTGGTGTCAGGATTTGGCACGGTTACAGTGTCTATGGCATTTACGGGTACAGGATATATTAACGGACCTTCAACGTACCAAGTAAGAGTAAGAGGAGGTAATCCAACAACAGGTGCTGCTGGCACATTTACTGTGAGAGCAGGTCACATAGAAAATATATTCATGAATACACCAGGTGTGGGATATACATTTACAGATGTGCCTCGACTTGAATTCGATAATTCAGTTCCATATGATGATTTGAAATTAGTTAGTCAGGGCACGGGTATAGGTGCATCGGTGTCCGCTTCTGTTGGAGTAGGATTGAGTATAAGAAGTTTGACATTGAATAGTTTAGGATATGGGTATACTACGGGAGAACAATTACAAATTGTAGGGATACCAACGGATGTTGGAATAGGAACTGATTTTGAAAATGCCACTGTCACTGTAAGTGAAGTTCAAGATGATGAGTTTGCTGGATGGGTATTTGGTAAATTACAAATTCTTGATGATTTTTCAAATCAATTCAACGATAAGAAACGTATATTTACAATTACAGAAAATGAGGTGCCAATAAGCATTGAAGCAGAGACAGGAAGTTTAATTGACTTGGATCAGGTATTACTTATATTCATTGATGATGTCTTACAAAAACCTGGCGAATCATATACATTCAACGGTGGAACACAAATTGAATTTACAGAGGCACCAAGATCAGGATCAAGTTTACAAATTTTATTCTATCGTGGCACTGACGCTGACATATCCACTCTTTCTGCTATTGCTGAAATAAAGGTTGGTGATGGTGTGAGAATACTTACTCATCCATCTAACCCTTCATTCCTAAGTCAAGATCAAAGAATTGTTAGTGACATCATAGCGAGAGATACTTTACGAACTAACGTATATAAAGGTCAAGGTATAACAAACGCCAATGGATCTACAATAAGACCTATAGTTTGGAGCAAGCAGCAAGATGATAGAGTTATTGATGGTCGTGTAGTATCCAAAGCTAGAGATGTTTATGCAGGTAGAATATTCCCTGCAGCAAGAATTATAAGAAGTGTTGCTTCAAATCACACTTCAGTTTATACAAATGGTGGAAGTTTAGCATTTAGAAAAACAGAAGAGGTTGATAATAAAGACTTCAATGTTAGATTAATTGATGCTGAGAAAAATATTGGTTTTGGTACTACAGGATATACAATGCCTGTAAAAGATTTTGCAGAAGTCAATGTCAATGGAGATGAGGGTCATGTAGTTGGTATTGGTGTATCATCACAAGCGATTGCATTTGAATTCTTTATCCCACAAAATTCTCCACTGAGAGAAACTGAGTATGGTGGTGCTACAAAAACAGGTATTACCACAGGCGATTACTTTGTGATAAGTAGATCAAATGTTGGTGCTGTTGGAGGAGGAGTGACAGCTTTATCTCAAACACGAGCATCAACAGTTGGTATTGGTAATTCGTTTGTCGATGGTGTATATCAAGTAAGTCATCATGAACCTGTTGCAGGTACAGGTGAAATAATTCGTATATTCACGAACGTTGCTACAAATCATCAACTTAATTTCACTGGTCTTTCGTCAGGCACATCATCTTTCTACGGAGAGTATAGTTGGGCGAAGTTCGCTACAGGTACAATAGGAACATCATTTACCGTCAATACAAGTGAGGGATTGACTGGTCTATCCACAGCACCTACGCTTCAGAGAACAGATAAACTAAAACTTGATTATACCCCCACATAAATAAACATAACAAAAGTCTCAAAGTATAATGCCAGCGATCATTACTGATCAGATAAGAGTCTTGAATGCGTCAAACTTTGTAAGCGGAATAGGAAACGCAAGCAATAGTTATTACGTTTTTATTGGTTTACCAAATGCTGACGAGAAGGCATCGGATTGGAATACAAACACTCCATCTCCGATTGATAACTTCGATCAACATGACGACATTTATGACACTCTAATATCTGCAAAAAAAATAAACTCATCCGATGTTCTTAGAGTTGTTCCAAAGATAACTTGGTCATCAGGTACGATATTTGAAATGTATCGACATGACTACAGCATCAACAAATTGACACCTCAGACAAGTGCGTCTAATTTGTATAACTCTAATTATTATGTGATGAACAAGGATTTTAGAGTTTATATTTGTATATCAAATGGTGCAGCTCCATCAAATAGTGGTAAAGGAATCGTATCGTTGGACGAACCCATTCACACTGATTTAGAACCAAGATTGGAAAGTGATGGATATGTATGGAAGTATTTGTATACCATTAAACCAAGTGATATTGTAAAATTTGATAGTGCTGATTTTATACCTCTACCATCTGATTGGTCAACAAACACGGATGTGGATGATGTAAGAAATAATGCTGTTGATGGTAAGATAGAGACTGTAATTATTGAAGATACTGGTAGTGCGTCGTATCAATTTGCTGGCACTAAAAATAATGTTCCTATAAAAGGTGATGGATCAGGTGCTCTCGCTTCTGTTACTTTTATTGATGGTAAACCATCATCAGTGCAGGTAACAAATGGAGGTTCGGGTTATTCATTTGCGACTCTTGATTTAGATTCTGTTGTGACAGGTGCAGGTGCATCATTCTCAGTTATCATACCTCCACCTGGCGGACATGGTGCTGATGTATACAGAGAACTTGGATCAAATAAAGTATTGATATATTCTAGAATTGAAAATGCTGACATAACAAACCCAGATTTCCCAACAGGAAACCAATTTGCAAGAATAGGTATTGTAAAAGATCCAGAGGTGTTTGATTCACCAGGCACATTACTTACCAGTCCATCTGCTTCTGGTCTCTTTGGGTTGAGATTAGCGGGTGCTGCAAC